ATGTTTGACATGGCAGAATTAAAGGGTAAGAAGCTACTCACCAAGGGAGAGGCGGCGGCTTATATCGGCATCCATGCCAAGACGCTCACTAACATCATGAACAGCGGTGACTTCTATCCGTTGGTACGGATAGGACATAACCGAGGCCGGGTATTCGTGAACAGGGAGAAACTCGACCAGTGGATTAACGAGCAAGACGGTAGCATGAAAGCATTGCAATGAAGCGGTTGGAATTGTGGACGTTAAAAGACCGCAATGCAGACCACAACCCCGACCACAAAAACCCTAGAAATGGAGTGAAAATCTATGGAACAAAATTATGAACTGATACCCATAACGGAAAATGAGCATGACGAGCAGATTGTTTCCGGCAGGGTGCTTCATGCCTTTTTGGAAGTGGAAACACCCTACCATATATGGTTTCCAAGGATGATTGAGTATGGTTTCGCTGAAAATGTTGATTTTGCGGCTTTTGAACAAAAATGTTCAAAACCTACAGGTGGCCGCCCAAGCAACGACCATGCTATAAAAGTTGATATGGCGAAAGAACTCTGCATGTTAGCCCGGAGCGAAAAAGGGAAGCAAGCACGGCGGTATTTCATCCAAGTAGAGAAGAATTGGAACAGCCCGGATAAAATTATGGCACGGGCTTTGAAACTGGCTGATAAAACAATAGGTTGCTTGCGGCTGGATAACGCTTCCCTGTCGCAGACCATCGTAACCCAACAGCCGAAGGTATTGTTTGCCGATTCGGTAGCGGCCTCCACCCAGTCTATTCTCGTTGGTGAAATGGCGAAGCTTCTCAAGCAAAACGGTGTTAGCGATATAGGGCAGAACCGTTTCTTTGAATGGCTACGTGAAAACGGTTATCTGATAAAGCGCAAAGGCACAGATTACAATATGCCTACGCAGTACAGCATGGAATTGGCTTTGTTTGAAATAAAGGAAACCACCATCACCCATGCAGACGGTCATATAAGCATCAGCAAGACACCGAAGGTAACCGGGAAAGGGCAAATATATTTTGTGAGCAAATTTAGGAGCGGGAAAGGGTAAGTGTATACATTAACCCTCCAAGATGTATACATTATCCCAACAAATGTATCCAAGATGTATACATTAACCCGGTTACTGCATACCAACCCGGCATTAAGGTGGTGGAGCATTGGCACGGACAAGAGGTTCAAAAAATAAAAGCACAGGCCGGAGGTTCAAGCCGTATGAGGGCAGATACCCGGATGATAAACATTTACGCCTCACAAAGAACATGCTTGATGACCCGGTTTATAAAAGTCTTTCATCCAGCGCAAAAATTCTGTACCAATACATGAAAATGTGGGCGTGTGGCCGTGATACCGTTGAGTATGCCATTTCTATGTCAGAGAGTCTCATGTCACATATGACATTCAAAAAAGCCCGTGACGAATTGGTGGAGAAAGGCTTTATTGACTACCCAAACCAACACCGAGCCAAGTACATGAAAGAAACGGCTGAGTACGCTTTCTCAGACCGCTGGACAAGAAAATAGAATCAACAACAGCAGTGGCGGTATCGGGGTGCAAATAGATTTATACATCATATGGCATACGTATTATATTGTAGCTAGTTTTTAGCCATGTAAAGCGGAATATTTTTTATATAGTGAAAAGCGGTAATATTCCAGTGAAAACAAGGCTTTGCGGCTTTTTTTGCATGGATAAAATTTATCTATGTAGCATCATTAAAACGGCAATAAATATGATTCACATAGATAGAAACTAGCCATGTCATAGATAGAAATTAGCCATGTAAAATAACTTTGAAGGGAGTTAGCCGTAATGTCTATCGTAAAAGACATGATTCTTGAATACATCCGGGAGAATGATTTCACAACCTACGCCAAAATACAAGCGCTATTTGATGAAGCAGAGTATGATTACAAAGGCGATTATACTTTCTTCCTTGACGATAACTTGTCTAATTCATCATGGGGCGGCTGGAACTGGGAAGCATACCGCATGATTGAGGAACTGCAAGAGGAAGGGCATATCGCTATGCACAACTCACAGTTAGTCTTTTACTACATTGATGGGATAATACCTATGTACCCACTTGGGAAAAGAAACAAAAGCTATAAACGGTTACGCTGGACACCAGTTTGTTTCCGGCCAGTGCCAGCACTAACAGATGATACATTTGTGGAATCGGACCACTTTGCAGATGTGAACACTTATATACAACGGCAGATTAAAGCAATCAGACAGCTACGGCAACGGAAAGCGAAAAGGGTATAGGGGGGTGCTGTTGTTTTGAGCAACAAGCCCCCCTTGCGGTTCCTTTCGGGAAAATCATCAGGTGCGGGTGCGCGGGGGCGCGGCTCTTCCCCAGCCATGCAATAAAATAACCGCACTTCCTTCCGGGTGCGGCCGCCAATATTCCTTGCATTCATTGGCATTATAAGCATTTTTGTGGGAGATGTAAAGCGGAAGCGGCGCGTAAATTTTCATCATGTCACTTGGTATACCAAATGACTACCATCAAATCCCCAACGGCAGACCGCTTAACCCCATAAATGACAAATGCAAGTGCCGAAGTTTCCGAAATAACGCAATGCAGAGGTGGTGAATATAGGTGCATGTAACCGGCAAACAATTATCAACGATTCTTGGTATTTCTGACCGCAGGATACGGCAGTTGGTGAGTGAAAATGTTTTGGAACGAGACGCAAACAACAACAAATTTTATCTTCCCGGTTGCGTTCAGCGGTATATCGAATATAAAACGGCCTCCAGCATAGGGAACTTGAATGTTGACTATTCACAGGAAAAGGCCAGACATGAAAGGGCAAAGCGTATTAAAGCCGAGGTTGAACTTTCCCATCTTGTGGGGAAGATGCACGAAGCCGCAGACGTTGAATCCGTTATGACCGACATGATAATCAAAGCGAAAACAAAACTTAGGGGTATTCCAGCAAAAATAGCCGCTTCCCTGCTTACTCAAACGGAATTGAGTGCCGTTGAAAGTATGCTGGAGAGCGAAATAGACGAATGCTTGACGGAACTAAAAACATATTCGCCGGGCTTGTTTAACGATTCACAGAAAGAGGGTGATTCAGACGAATAACAAACCATCAAGAATCAAAACAATGGATTTGTTTCAGAAGATTTGCCAGCACTTTGCGCCCCCGCCAAAACTTACGGTCAGCCAGTGGGCAGATAAGTACCGTATTATTTCCGTTGGCAATTCAGCAGAGCCGGGGCAATGGCGAACTTCACGCGCTCCATACCAACGGGAGATAATGGACAGTGTGAACGATGCTAGGGTGGAATCAGTTGTTGTTATGTCGGCGGCTAGGGTAGGAAAATCCGAGATACTAAACAATATTGTGGGCTATTTTATAGACTATGACCCCTGCCCTATATTGATGGTTCAGCCAACGATAGAAATGGGGGAATCCTACAGCAAGGATAATATTGCGCCCATGATTAGGGATTGCCCTACCCTCAAAAACAAGGTGCATGACCCCAAAGCAAAAACCAGCGGAAACACTATCACAAATAAGCAATTCCCCGGAGGCCGTCTTGTTATTGTCGGTGCAAATGCGTCCACTGGGCTTTCGTCCAGAAATATCCGGCTACTTTTATGTGACGAGGTAGACCGCTACCCAATGTCAGCCGGCCCAGAAGGTGATCCGATTAAACTTGCCACAACAAGAACAACAAATTTCTGGAATAGGAAAATTGTTAAAGTCTCTACTCCAACGGTTCAAGACGCTTCCCGGATTGAATATGATTACCTTCGGAGTAGCAAAGGCGAATGGTGTCTACCCTGCCCATCGTGCGGCGAGTACCAGCCTTTATCATTCCAGCGATTAGATTTTGAAACGGTCAAAATGGAGTGCGAACATTGCAAGGCGTTACATGCACAATACGAATGGAAAAAGGGTGATATGTCAGAAGGGCAATGGATTCATGCCGACCCCGATTGTAAAGTTAAGGGGTTCCACCTTAACGCTATGGCAAGTCCGTGGGTGAAGTGGGAATTTATCATAAATGAATTTCAAGAAACCAAAAACAGCCCGGAAATGCTGAAAACCTTTGTAAATACAATTTTGGGGCAGACATGGGTTGAACGTGGGGAGGAAATAAAAGAGGATGCGCTGGAGAAGCATATCAGCCGTTATGATTGCGAAGTGCCGGAAAAAGTCCTCTTGCTAACTGCCGGTGTAGATGTTCAAGATGACCGGCTAGAGGTTGAAATTGTTGGATGGGGAGCGGGTAAAGAAAGTTGGGGGATTGAGTATGTCATCCTTCTTGGGAATCCCCGGTATAGCGAAGTATGGAAAAGCCTTGACGATTATCTGTTCAAGACTTTTTTTATACAGACGGACGTAAAATCAATATTTCCTGTTCCTGTGTAGATAGCGGCTATGCCACAGATGAAGTTTATGCCTATTGCGCCAAGCGGGAGCAGATGCGCATTTTTGCCATAAAGGGTAAAGGTGGGTTCGGTGTTCCTATGACAGACAGGCACAGCCGCAATAATAGGTTTAGGTGTCCTCTTTTTACCATTGGTGTAGATACGTTGAAAGATGTGTTTTTTACCCGGATGGGAATTAAGCATGAGGGCGATGGGTATTGCCACTTCCCTATTGAAGAATCAAAAGGGTACACGCTGGAGGTTTTGAAAGGCTTTATTTCCGAGCAGAAAATAAAAGTACCAAATAAGAACGGCACATACAAATATGTCTGGAAAAAGAAAGGCGGTGTAAGGAATGAGCCATTAGATTGCCGGGTTTATGCAACGGCGGCACTGGAAATAGCCGCTCCTAATTTTGAGGCATTGGCGTTAAGAAGTACCTCAAACCCATTACCCAACAACGCCCAGCCGGTTAATAAAAGGCGAGTTATCAGCAAAGGAGTAACACTATAGGAGGTGTCTTTTTTGAAAGCAAGGAAAGAATTTGTAAAAAATCGACTGCATATGTACTACGCAGCAGAACAGAGCGTTTTGACAGGTCAAGAATACCGCATGGGTTCTCGAAGTATGAAACGAGCGGATTTAGCGGAAATCCGCAGGGCAATTAAGGATTTGGAAGCCCAGCTTGAAGCCTTAGAAGCAGGGCATACTCCAAATGCGCCCAGAATAGTAAGGGTGGTGCCAAGAGACTTATGAAAACGATTGATAAAGTTATTGAGTATTTTGCCCCAACCAAGGCATTGCAGAGAGCGGCGGCACGTACCCGGTTGAAAATCCTCAATGCCGGTTATAGCGACCATGGGGCAAGCCAAACAAAAAAGTCTCTTTTAGGCTTTTTAGGAAACAGCATCAGCGCGGATGATGATATTGTCCGCAACCTTGATACCTTGCGCCAGCGTTCACGAAGCCTATACATGGGCGGCAGTCCGATTGCCACCGGCGCATTAAAAACCATCAGCACAAATGTAGTAGGTGCAGGGTTGCGGCTTAACCCGAATATAGATTATGAATTTTTGGGTATGACCGCAGACGAAGCAGACGCATGGGAAAAAAGGACACTCCGAGATTTTGACGTATGGGCAAACACAACAGCTTGCGATGCTGTACGGATGAATAATTTTTATGCCATCCAGCAATTAGCGTTTTTGTCCGTTCTTATGAGTGGTGACTGCTTCATTGCCCTTCCGCAGAAGCAAAGACCCGGCGAGTTATACAGCCTTAAATTGCAAGTTGTAGAAGCTGATAGGGTATGTAATCCGGCTGATACAACGTCCAGCGAAAACATCTTGGGCGGTGTCGAGTTGAACAACGACAAAGAAATATGCGCCTACTGGATAGCAAAGCGGCATCCATTATCCGTAACATGGACATTGCAAGACTGGAAAGACCGTAACCAATTTGTAAGGGTGGAGGCTTTCGGCTTAAAGACCGGGCGGCCTAATATATTGCACTTGAAAGTTGACGAACGACCCGACCAGCGCAGGGGTGTTCCGCTCCTATCTCCTGTTATCGAAGCCATGAAACAGATAGGCCGCTACACAGAAGCCGAACTAATGGCGGCGGTTGTGGCCGGAATGTTTACCGTGTTCATAGAATCAGTTTCGCCACATGAACATCTAGGGCCCGGTGCTATCCCCTTGGAAGAGCAAGTTGATACTTCCGACATGAACAGCTTTGAACTGGGTAACGGCACAATAATGGCACTCAAACAAGGGGAGAAAGCAAACGCAGTAAACCCCGGCAGACCGAACACAGCATTTGAGGGATTTGTTGAAGCCATATGCAAGCAAGTTGGTACAGCCTTAGAAATTCCCTACGAATTGCTTATGAAGCGTTTTGATGCAAGCTATTCAGCGGCCAGAGCAAGCCTACTGGAAGCATGGAAGATGTTCAAAATGCGGCGTGAATGGATGGTAAATAATTTCTGCCAGCCAGTTTACGAGGAATGGTTAACAGAGGCGGTATTGAAAGGCCGGGTTATTGCGCCCGGTTTTTTTGATGACCCTGTTATAAAAGCGGCTTATTGCCGCGCAGAATGGCACGGCCCATCCCAAGGGCAGATTGACCCGTTGAAAGAAGTCAGAAGTGCCATTTTACGGGTTGAAAATGGCTTCTCTAATCGTGCTAAAGAAGCACAGGAGTTGACCGGCACAGACTTTGACAGCAATGTTCTTCTGCTCAAAAGGGAGCATGTGCAATTAGGCGAAGCCGGACTAATTCGATTGAAAGGAGGTGAAATAATCTATGACATACACGAAATGGTGGACGATTACGAGTCAAACCAGTGATAACGCTGAAATTCTCCTATATGGCGATATTGGTGACCGTTGGTGGAGTGACAACAATTCAAAGGACTTTGCTGATGTATTGCAATCCTTAAAGACCGTGAGGAACATTACCATCCGGGTAAATAGTCCGGGTGGTGAAGTAACAGCGGCACAGGCAATATACAGCCTCATAAAAGGCCACCCGGCCTATGTGACTATGATTGTTGACGGTTTGGCGGCTAGTGCCGCAAGTCTCATTCTTATGGCCGGAAACAGAATCATCATGCCTACCAACGCCCTTTTGATGATTCACAATCCCATGATATACGCTGTGGGTGACCATAAGGATATGCTCCATGCGGCAGATGTTTTGGAAAAGGTGAAGGAAACCATGTTGAACGTGTATTCCGAAAAGACCGGCAAGGACAGAAATGCCTTGTCTGAATTGATGGATACTGAAACGTGGATGACAGCAACCGAAGCACTCCAAGAGGGCTTCATTGACGAAGTGGACACAAGTACCATAGTCAACCTTTTACCCGGTAACGCCAGTAATGCCCTTGTAGTCAACGGCATTACTGTGGACTTAAAGCATTACAAAAATATGCCAGCTTCCATATTGGCGGCGGTAAATATGCGGCCTACGAGCCGTGAAACGGAGGGAAGAAACGTGAACGCAGACCAGATTAAGGCAGATTACCCGGATGCGTACAACAAAATTTACAATGCCGGGATTGCCGCAGAGCGTGAGCGCATGAGGGCTATTGACTCAATACGCGCTACAGGACACGAAGCCATTATAAACAAGGCCAAGTATGAAACCTTGGAGGAAGCCGGGAAGGTTGCCATTGATATTCTCAATGCGCAAGCCGCAAAACTAACCGGCACAGCGTCCGACATTGCCGCTGATATAACAGCCTCCAATGTCAACGCTATCCCGATGGGCGATGCACCAGACCAAGAACTCACACCAGAGGCGGCGGCTTCTAAGAAGCTGATACAAAAAGCCATTGATGCGGCAAACGCAAATATGAAAGGATGATTAATTTATGACTAATGTTTTTCGTAGTGATGAACACACCCCGGACAATCTTCTTCTAACCGGGCAGATTAGTACCGTAACGGATATTATTACCGTTGCGGCAGAACAGGATTTACAAGCGGGTACTGTTTTGGGTTTGAACTCTGATACAAGAGAAGCCTATCCAGTGGACAACACGCAGACCAACGGAACAGAAATGCCCTATGCTGTGTTAGCCGAGGACATAGCCACAGGGGATAGCACTGGCACAGCGGCGGTGTACCTTTTTGCCGAATTGAATGCATCTGAACTGATTGTCGGGAGCGGCGATATTAGCGATTATCAGTACGACATGCGCAAAATCGGCTTAATCGTAAGAAACCCACAAATCAGGAGGTAAGGGATTATGACAATTAATTTGTTTACGCCCCAAACTATGGGGGAAATGATACGCCAGATGATACCCACCAAGACATTTTTAAGGGATACATTCTTCCCCAAGGTGGTAACATTCGACACTGAATCCGTTCTGGTGGATTACAGCAAGGATAAGCGGTACATGGCACCATTCGTTAGTGAAAAGCTGGGCGGTTCTAATGTGGTTATGGAGGGTTTTGAAACAAGGCAATTTACCCCTGTTTTAGTTGCGCCGCAGACCACAACCAACGCCGGACACATCACAAGTCGCATGATGGGTGAGCCGTTATTCGGAGGCATGTCACCGGCAGAACGTGCCGCGCTGAAGATGGGCGAGGACTTCCGCAAGCTGGAAGATATGATAACCCGGCGTGAGGAATGGATGTGTTCTAAGGTTCTGTTTTCCGGCAGAATCCCCCTCATAGGTAAAGGTGTTAACAAGGAGTTTGATTTCGGCTTTGAAAACACCATTGTTGAGGATGTTACTTGGGATGACTTTACCAACAGCGACCCCATTGGCCTCTTGCAAGACATGGAAGAAAACATTCATAAGGCTTCCGGGATTAATCCCGATATAGTGGTTATGTCGCGTGATGTTGCCAAGGCATTTTTGAAAAATAAAAATGTCCGTGAAACGCTGGATAATTTACGCCTTGTAGCCGGGAAGGTAGAGCCAGTTGACCTCCCCAACGGAGCAAAGTATCTAGGCCGCTTGCTTAATCCAGCCGTGGATATCTATATCTACGATGAGTGGTTTATAGATGACTTTACGACACCGGGCGAGAAGGTAACAATGCCGATGATACCACGAGGGCGGTTGATGATGGGTTCAACACAGCTTCTTGGTTCTGTCCTGTATGGAGCAGTTACCATCATGGAGCAGAAAACAGAAACCTTTACGACATATGAAGGGCGCAGAATCCCGGACACTTGGACGGAAAAGAACCCAGACCAGCGGTTGATACGGTTATCTTCCAAGCCGTTACCAGTACCAAGATACTTTGACGGTTGGTGTGTTGCAGATGTTTTAGAGGATTCTGATATAGTGGATTAATGCGGGTTTGACACGGTTTTTTCTTAGGATTCTCTTAGAAAATTCTTAGAGTGTTCTTAGAATCGGGGGCATTTGTGGCGGGGGTTGCGTCTGAATTACCGACACAAACCCCGTCACAACCAGCCACGCAAAACAAAAATGCTGTATCGGTTTTAATCCCAGTACAGCATTTTGCTTTTTTACATGCTTGTCTTGCGGATTAGGAAGAAGTATAATCTATCTGGCGGCGTAAGCCGTTGTAATATAGTCACAGAAGCAGGGTGCGTATGTAGCGGCTAATCCTTCGGAAGAAGGTGAGGCCATGGGTGACATTGATACTTTGGTATTGTTTATGCTTAAAGTCGTGAAGTATACGGCGAAAGCGGCTACTGCCATTGTGAAACTCATAAAAGCTATGAAAAAGAAATAACCGCCCCTGTGCCAATAGGATAAGCGGTTATTTCCTGTAAGTTTATTACGGATTAGCCGTTGCGCCTTGCGGCTGTGGCGGCGGGCTGGGTGGTAGCACACTCAGTCCGTTTTTTATTCTGCCATTATTATATGCCAGTTATGCGCCGTTGTAAACCCAGCGGCGATTTTATTTGTCGGCGGCGTTTCCGATAGCGTTATTCCCAATTGCGCACACCATCAACATTGCGATAATAATCGTAGGCTATTTGAAAATCTGTTGCAAGATGCTCCATTATCGCATACGCCGGAAGTTCGCCTAACTTATAATCATCGCCACTGAATATAGATTGGTATTTTGCTATGCAGTATGCTAATGCTAAATCCTTTGCTAATTTTTCTTCAGATAATTTTCCTTCATCCATTGCTTTACCCCCTTTCTGATTTATCGGAGCGACCTAATAGATAATCAGCACTTACACAGAAGTAATCTGCCAGCTTGTTTATGTTCGATAGTGTAGGTTCTCTAGTTCCACGCTCATAGTGTTGGTACGCACTTTCTGATAAACCGATACTTTCGGCAATTTGCTTCTGAGTAATATTCCTTGCCCCACGTAATGATCTCAACCGTTCCGAAAAAGAAGACACGCCAACACACCTCCATGCGAAAAAAAAGTAAAACAAAACACTTGACACTTACATTTGTCAGTGCTAATATAGCACTGCAATACTTACAATTGTCAGTCATACACTGATTATTGTCCGTCTATTGTATCATACCTCCGTTATGGGGGCAATGAAAAAACGCTCTACGGCTGGACACCAAGACGAGCGTTTTCTCTACAACACCAAGCCGAAGCGAGGTTATTGAAATTATTATAACCGCTTTCGGTTTGGTTTACAACACCAAAAAACAGAAAGGGGTTATTTTTATGTCAGCAACAATTAGAACCATGGACGGCTTCACGCTAGAAGATATTGTAAAAGCGGTGGTAGCCGTACTGCAACCGGCAGAGCATATACAGCTTGAACTAGAGCCGGAAGAAAGGCCACTGCTGGAACAGCTTCACTTTCGGAAACTATTAACCAAGGATGAAGCGGCGGCCTACATTGGCATCCACGCAAAGACCCTTACAAGCATTATGAGCAACGGTGACTTCTATCCACTGGTACGGATTGGGCATAACCGAGGCCGGGTATTCGTAAACCGTGAAAAACTCGACCAGTGGATTAATGAGCAAGACGGTTCACGCAAGGCGGTGGGTGTATGAATAACCGTGTGCGGTACACCCGGCAAAATATAATCTCGAACACTTTTTATCAACTTCCAAAATTTCTGTTTGATGATGAATTTTCCGGGTTATCCAATGACGCAAGGGTGCTGTATGCACTCTTGCGTAACCGGCACGAAATGAGCATCAAAAACGGCTGGTATGACGAAAAGGACGAGGTATACATTTACTTCAAGCGTGAGGCCATGCAATCCATTTTGGGGCTTTCTGATAAGCCTATAACCAAGGCAATGAAAGCACTTAAAACCTTGGGGCTACTTGAAGAAGTACAGCAGGGGCTTGGCAAGCCCAACAGGATTTATTTGCTGGCGGTAAAAACGGTTGAAATACACAGACACGGAGATTCTCCGATTCAAGAATCCAGCGGCACACTGCACGGGATTGGTGAAAGTGCCGTATATACTGGATATTCTGAAAAAGCCGAAGCCAGCCAGACACGGACATTCTCCGTCTCTGGAAACGGCAATTGTCCGACCCTGGACACGGAAAATCTCCGCCCTAATCATAAAGAGATTAGCCAAAACAAAGAGATTCACAACAACGCTATAATTTCCGTCTTGTCCAGTCCTGTCCAGTCAGAACCAAAACCGGGCAGACAAGACACGGACACGACTGAGCCACAACGACCACAATTCTCTATGTTGAGCAGAGCAGAGGAAGATGCTCTAATCGAAAGCAGAATAAACGGCTATACCCTGCTGGTGAAAGAAAATATAGGCTACAGCGACTTGGCACAGTCCAGACCGTATGAAATGCAGTTGGTGGATGAATTTGTTGCCATAATCATTGACACGGTATTCACCGATGGCAAGACCGTCCGCATTGGCCGAGAAGATAAGCCAAGGGAGTTAGTCAAAAGCCAGCTTCTAAAACTCAACTACAGCGACATAGAACACGCTATAGACCAGTTTAAGGGCGTAACCGAGCGGATAACCAAAAAGAAGCAGTACATCCTTACCATGCTGTACAACTGCAAAATGGAAATGGATTCACACTACACAAACGCTTACAACGCCGACAGATGGCAGTAAAAAGAGAGGGGTATGGTATGAACGCCAACCAAAATAATAGTATGCCACGAAGCATACAGCACGTAGCGGTAGAAATTGACAGGCAAGACGGATATTTGTGCCGCACTTATGAACTCTTTGAGCCAGCTACGCTGTTGGAATACAAAATTGTCGTAGCGGATATCGAAGAAAGATTCCGAAGCGGTGAGCGTTCTGAAAATGAACGTGTCATTGGCGGCCAGCTTGTTATTGATGATAGCACCATAGAGCGTCACATGCGCCAGTACACCGAGTTCAAAGCCGAGGATTTACCCGGAATACTTGAGCGAGCTAAAGCTAACTTTTGGGAAGAAAACGAAGATGAAGATGGGCTTGATAAACTTGACCGTCTACACAGGATTGAAGCTATTAAGCGTCTGATTACGCTTAACCAAAATAAAGAGGAGGCCCACAATGGCTAAAAAAAAATGGAGAGCAAGCGTACACCAATCGGAGAGTGCATATCGGTGATGTGGTATTAACAAATGATTTCAACAGAAAATGGTGGGTGTCATTATACATGCACCCTCCAGAAGCGGAACAGGTTGTAATTGAAGTACACTCCGACAATCCCTTTAGCGAAACACCTCCGATTGAAACTTATTCGTTGAGAAAAAGCCAAATTAATTCTTTGGTTCGGAAGCTGGCAGAATGGGAGAACACGCCGCAACCTGAATATGTTGTTCATGATTTATTGACCGAAATTAACATGAAATACATTAGCGAACAAACTTGGTACAAACGGAAGGAGAAGTGAAGCCATGATTATATTTCATTTGCCGGTGCTTTTGGTAAGAAAAGGCTGGAAGCAAGCGGAACTTGCGCGGAAAACAGGTATACGCCCCAACACGATTAGCGACCTTTACAATGGGTTTGCCAGTGGCATTAGCATTCAAGACTTGGAGGCTATATGTAAAGTGCTGGAGTGTGGAATCTCTGACATAATTGAGTACATTCCGGATAATAACGACATGGGGAAGGAATTTTTGAACAACCCTGTCCTTGTTAAAGCAGTTGAATCAATATTTGAAAGATGCTTACGAAAAAACGTAAAAACCGGAAGGGTGTTTATACAATGAGCCGAACACCAAAAACAAAACCCCTTGTCCAAACAGGGCAAGGGGCTACACCTAAGAAAAATGACCGAGAAAACGAAATAGCACAGTTAAGCCAAAAAGAACTACTGACCGTTAGCGAACTGGCCATATATGCCGGGATTTCAGAAAGAAACATCCGGCAGAAAATGCTTGATGATGATAACTTCCCCAAAAGTTCAAAGCTATATGGGCGCGTATATTTCAAGCGTTCAGCGGTTGAACCTTGGCTGGCAGAGCGAAATAAAAAACTGGAATTGGTTAAACGTCGCACCAAATATCTGTACACCGTAACAAAATTTTCAACAGGGGAGACATTCATCTTGGAAGCAACACACTCGACCCATGCAAGGCGGCTGGCCTGTAAAGCTGATGGCGTAGGCGATAAAGGGTTAAAGAACTACGGAGCGATTAAGATAAAAGAGTCGAAAGGGGATGAATAAATGCCTAAGAGACGTGCTGATGGCGAAGGAACAATTACCCAGCGCAAAGACAAGAGCGGAAAAAAGCTAAATTTGTGGCAAGCCCAGTTTACCGATTTTACAGGGAAGCGAAGGACTGTATACGGAAAAACACAGCAAGAAGCCCTCAAAAAAATGAAAGAAGCCCAAGGCAAGTCTGATATGGGCGTTACAATGGATGGAGATAAATTGGTATTTACTGATTGGATAGACCGTTGGCTGGAGGTTTATATAAGACCAACCGTCAAGGAAAGCACCTATTCAAATTACCATATCTGCATCCATAAGCATATCATCCCTGCTTTCCCCGGTGTGCTTATGAAAGACCTAAAGCCAGCAATGCTTCAAAAATTCATCAACGATAAATCTGTAGGCGGCAGAGCCGACAAGATAAGAGACCCGGAAACAGGTGAGAAGGTATTTAAGAGCGGTGGTTTAAGTAAATCTGTGCTAAACCAAATGAAGATGCTCATTATCCTGTCCCTTAAAGCAGCTATAGACAATGGGCTGATACTAAAAAATGTTGCAGAAAACATTAAACTTCAAAAAAGCAAGCCACCGGACGTTGAGGTGCTATCAGTAGACGAACAAAAAAGGCTTGAAGAACTGCTGATAAATGATAACCATCCCCTGTCGTTCTGTATTCTTCTTGATTTATATACTGGTCTGCGTGTTGGAGAACTCACCGCTCTGAAGGTCAGCGACATAAATCTTGATGAAAAAGAGTTATATGTACATCGAACTGCAAAGCGTGTTTATGTCAGAGGCGAAAAAAACAAAACCAAGATTTTATTCAGTGACCCCAAAACTGAAAAAAGCAAAAGGGCTGTTCCGTTGCCAGACTTCATCGTTGAAATGCTCAAAGCCTTTATTGCAGAAAGAGACGAATACATTATCGTCTTGACCGAATGCCTCAGTAATGGACTGGATAAATGGACTGACAACGGTTATTTGTTTATCACTCGAAACGGTGATATACAGGAGCAGTCGAATATAAGGAGATATTTTAACCGCAAGTTAGACCAAGCCGGAATAAAGCACATCAAACTCCATGCGCTGCGCCACACATTTGCCACACGTTGCATAGAGGCTGGATTTGATATAAGAAGCCTTGCGGATATCCTTGGACACACAGACGTAAGCATGACGCTAAAAGTGTATACGCATTCCCTTCAAGAGCAGAAGCGCAAGAATATGGAGCGGCTTGCACCACTGTATATTCCGAAGCCAGAAGATGGGGAATAGATGCTGTAAATTTCAAACTGCTGTATAGATGCTGTAAAATGCGCTAAACAATGAAAAAACATGTTGCAGATACAACCCACAAACGCCGTAATATAGGCGTTTTCTTTTTTTATTATTCCGCATATACGCACAATAAACAGAATGGGATGACCAAAAAGAAAAAAGAAGGCTTGACATAAAAGGGATTTTAGATTAGCATAGGGAATGTGTCAGCGATATTTAATGATATTGAGGAGATGTACCCAAGTTGGTTTAAGGGGCTCGCCTGGAAAGCGGGTAGATCGGAAACGGTGCAGGAGTTCAAATCTCCTCATCTCCGGTAAAGGGAACTAATACGAACCCCATAAAGTGGTTTTTTGTGGGGGAAGCGTTCGCAGTAGTGTTCCCATTGGAACAGCTTAGTGGTTAATAAACTACTGAGCTGTTTTTGTATTACAACCATACATTTCACTCATATGATGCGGGGGCGGTCAGAGCTGTAACGCAAAAACGGGCTTCTACCCCCCTTTGAATTTCGGGGAAGAAGCCCGTTATGGTAAAGGCTAAAGCAAATTAGCGAACGTTTCTTTGTTGTCTGCCAGAAAAACTAATGCGTTAAGATTACGCTTTAATACATCAAGCGTATCATCGTCAACATAGGCGATACAATCCATTGCCGACGCGCATAGCATGTAGTAAACGGCTTGTTTTTCCTCGGTGGTCAATGGGCTAAGGCTGTCGTACCCACGTAAAATTTCTTTAAGCATTGGCAGATATTCGTCAAACGAGCGTGTGTTTATTTCGCCCGCACACCAAATTAGGTCAAACAGCCGCACAAGGGATAAGTTGTAAATCTCGTAGCCTCTAATTCCCACAACATTGCCGTTTTCGTACACCACAGTATCCCCAGTAGGGTTGCCATGAATAAGCTGTTTGGGCATTTTTTCGTACAACGCACCGAATGTTTGCGTGTAATCATCAAAGAAAGTATCGTCGATTGTCATGCCTTGTTTTTTCAAATATTCCTTTACTTTGGGGATGGAGTCCAAACCTGAGCGGTACTTATTCCCCTCATGGGGTTTTACATCGTCCTGTACGGTTTTTAATGCACGATGAAGCTTTGCGATTGCTTGCCCCAACTTGTACGGAGATTCGGCGCGCTTGTCGTGGTAGTCCAACGCGGCTATTTCTTTGTCACTTAGCGGTTGGGTTACAAGCGGTTCACCGACATTTTTCGTAAGCAAAAAGATTTGTGTCCCATCAACATAATCGTTGCCTGCCGTTGTGGGAATCGGCAGAAATTCTGACGCTAACCCCTCTTTTTCCAACGCTTTGGCAATTCTGATGTTCTTTACCATTATAGAGCGTTCGTTGGTTTTAAGGTAATAATCATCCCCTATTTTCCACATCTGCCACTCAACTTCGCTTGTTTTCCAATTTCTCATAGAAGCATCTACGATTTTCAAGCCAGCCGGAATATCCCAATTCCCAAGTATGGCTTGGATGTCTTTTTCACTCAGCATAATAAATACCTCCGATTTTTTGTAAATACTTAAATACTTCTTTGGAGAGCAACCATACATTTTGACAAACGCTTTATAGAATCCTGCATAGGTATCAAAGCCGTACTCTAACACAACGCCAATAGCTTTCCGACCTAATGAAATTTCGGCAAGAGCATGGTCTAAACGCCTTTTTAAGATATAACTTGCGACGGTTGAATCCATTGCATGAGCGAACAATCGACAAAAATGGCCAACAGAATAATTCGCCATCTCCGCAAGCTCGTCTGCTGTTATATCGGTTTTTAGGTTTTGCTCGATGTACTCAAGCGATGATTACATAAAATTTTGCATGGTAGTTGGTTGCCCTCCTTTCCCGCAGTAATTAAATTATACAAAGCAAACGTAACAAAACATTTCCCATATTAACATGATTGAAAATTTCTAAAATACTGCTTGCCAAGTCGTAAAACCTATTTTTTAACGATGATACAAAAGTCGCGAGCAGTGCATGGTGGACTCCACCATGCTCGCTCGCAGGGGCAAGCCCCATGCCCCATTTTGAGTGTTCCAACTAAAATGGCAAGCAAGGTGCGTGTAAGCACACACTTGCTTGCCGGGCGTTGCCCAGACCCGGTGATCGCCGCCGCGTTGCGGCGACGGCTACGCGGCCTTGCCGCTAATTTGTTTTGTACATCGAATGGTTGCCCTGCGGGTCATAACTGAAATCGACACATCAAAAATCGCGCCCCGCTACTTTTGAAAACCACCAGCAGGGGAAGAAAATATAAAATCGGGTAGGAGGGGGCAGCTAACCCCCGTCCTCCCACACCACCACGCATACCGTTCGGTACGTGGCGGTAAGACCAGAATTAATGAACAACGTGATACCGATTAACCAGACTTTTGAATCCTTTTGAACTGCCCGCTGGTCGCATCCATTTCTGCACATTGTCGGAACGTTCAAGAACGATTGAAAAGATATGTTCGGGGACGCTATCGAATTTGTATGCTGTATGACACGCCTTTTCAAAATGCCCTACCACTTTTTTCTTGATTTCGTAGGCTGGAATGTTGGCGGTGTATTTTATTATTTCGTCTTCTTTGAATTTTGTGTAATCTTGTTGCAGAATGGGCGTGACGGCTTTTGTTAGCTTTACTTCATATTCCGGTGCGGATAATTCCGCGTGTTGATTAAGCCTCCCCCATATTTCCTTTGCTATGTCCTTCTTGTGCTGATAGACGATTTTTTCAAGGTTTTTGGCAGTTTTGTTTTGACCTATGTGTGAAAGGCAATTCCGGCAGAATCGGATGTTGCTTGCCACGATTCCCCCGTTGATGGGTCGTATATTTCAAATATTGCACCCGCTAATGGTTCATTAGTTACGCCACAAACTTTCAAAATTTCCAAAGATGA